AGGTTATCTTCAATTAAAATGTTCATGTCTTTTTTCTTAGACTCAGGGGCTAATTCTGGTTCTCCTGTTGGTGGAGATTCTCCAGCTGGTGGTGTTTCACCTCCCAAATCAGGTAACTCTGTTTCTACTCCTCCTCCTCCAAATGATGGTGGTGAACTTAACTCTTCAGTGCCTCCTGGTGTTGTTTCCGCACCAGCCGCTGGTGTTGCACCTGTTGCACTACCATATAATTTGTCAATATTGTCGAATAATCCCGTTTTAGTAATAACCGTTGCTGTTGCTTTAAGTTCCTCACCAACAGCTCTCTCAACTCTTTGTTGTTGTAAATCTAAACGAACTTCTTCGTCAGACCATCCAAAGATATGTTTCTTGGCCCATGTTGACGATGTTGCTTGAATACCATTTCCTGGGTCAGACACTAAGTCTTTATATAATAACACTTTTTCTTTCCAAACATCAATCTTCAATAAGTCTGCTTGGGTTGATGGGTTTGTAAGACCTATGGTAAAGTTTGAAAGTTCATCCTCAAAACCTAATAGGAATAAGTGAATAATAGCAATTTTATTTAACTCAGCCAACATACTTTTTTGGATTCTATTGATTGTACGAGCAAATCTAATGTCTTGTAAGGCCAAGTTTTTACCGTCACCGACAACTTCTTCAAATCCTAAGAACGCCTTAGGAACACGAAGTGCTGTTAATAATTTCTTTTGGATATACTCGATATCCGCAATCTCTGATAAGTTTGTTGCTCCAGGTAATGTTGTAATTGGGTCTGGAGCTGCAGGGTCTCTAACAGGTATAAAGTAATCTTGGTCAACCGCCATTTGGTTAAACCTCATATCTACGTTACCGGTCTTGTTATCGACAATTTGCTCTCTTTTAAATTTGTTAGCAACACGTTGTACATATGCCTCAACATCATCATCGTTCATATTACCTACGAAAACTTTGAACATCCTTCTTTCAGGTGCTCTTGATGTACGATAAATTAACATCGCGTCTTCTGATAGTAATAATTGTTTCCAAATCCTTCTCGCCTTTTCCAACATAGAAGTACCGTAAGGAAGTTTTCTATCGTCACCTAATAATCTAAAGTGAGCCATCTCCCATGATTGGAATTCCATGTTTTTATTCTTCCAAGTAAAGTGAAGAGCCTTTTTGTCCTTATCTAATTCTTTTGTAATATCTGTTGAAATTTTTCCACTTGCACCTACCTCATGTCTTTCAATTTCAATTGTTGGTAACTGTTGTACGCCAACCACTCCCTTCTCAGGGTCTAATTTCAAGTAAACAAAGTTGTCACCGTACTTACAAGTGTTTCTTGTCCACATTGGTAGGTTGGTGTTAATGTCTAAGTTGTTGTTAAACAAATCGGCTAATACACCTTTTATTCTTTTTGACTCAGAATAGATTTGTAAAATAAACCCATCTTCGTTAGTTGTTGTGGATTCCTCGGCGTAGATGTCTAATGCCGCAGAAATCTCAGGAGTATACTCCATTGACTCGTAGTCATATTGTGCGGATAACCTCGATGGTTCGTAATAAATCGCCTGTGAGTAAAGATTATTTTCAACCTTAGCCCATTGATTTGTTAAATAAAAAGTCTGTTGTGCCTGTAATTTTTCCTTCTCATATTCTTCTCTACTTTTGGTTCTCAAAAGTTCTTTCTTATCAAACTTAAAAGTAGGATAATCCTGTTGTAGAAGTGAGTTCGGACCAAATGTTTGCGACAGTCTTTGCCAAACCGTCATATTCTGTTCTGCCATAATATAAATTTACTTGTTACCTTGATAATATAAATAGTTATTATGCACCAAATAACCACCCATATTTTTGGTAATCTTCTCGAGTTGGGCCTTGATTTATTGGATTCTGTCTACCCATTTGAGGAACCATTGGATTAAAATAATCTGAAGTGTTTTTGTTTTCATTCATGACACTAGACCAAGAATTTAACATTGCTTTAGTATGGTTAACCACCTTTTCAAGTGATTGGAACGATTTTTCTGCAACATAGATTGCCATTGAAATACTCATAATACAGTCATCATGATGTCCTTTTTGGTGGTCAGGTCTACCGTTAATGTAAACAAAGGTGTTCATTTCGTTATATAACCTACTTGAATAAACTCTAAACTTATGTCTCATTGCTTCTTCAAATGATGAAATAATTTGAACCCTCTTACTATTAAAATTAATACCAGGTATTTTTTCATTCATCTTAGGGTCAAACTTCCATTTGTTTGTCATATCAACGTTATCTACATACATACCCGCCTGATACCCCATCTCTTGCATTTTTCTAGCGGTAGCAACCCCCATACCTCCCGTTAAATCGACTACACAGTACGCGTTGTACATTGTACCCCATTTGTAAGCAATTTCAGCCAGGATGTCGGGAGGTATCTTCCCAACGTATTCCAATACTTGTTCTCTAGCGTCAAAGTCAATAATCTGAATAGATGAAAAATCTTCAGAATCACCTCTTGAAACGTCGACACCCATAACATACTTATGACCGTTAACAGGTTCTTTAAAAATCCAAAGTCCTCCACCCATCATTTTTGCTAAAGGGTCCCTAACTTGGTTTTTGGAAATATCGGTCATCATTTCAGAATCAAATACGTTATCTCCTGAACCCAAAAAGTTACATTCCAACTCCTGAGCAACTTTACGTCTATCGTATTTTAATTTCTTAACCATCCCTTCAAACCAAGATGAACATGGTTTGTATCCCTGTTCAATATAGTCTGTAACTATGGAGTGGTCTCTATCGTATGGATTATCCATAAATAACTCAATAACAACATCGTTAAGATTATATTCTTCTCTATTTAAAAGAAAGTGAACCAAATCGTTAGTTTTAACCATATACAAGTCTTTTGTGTAACGAGGGTCACGGTGCCAAAACATTTCGGTCACCTTAAAATCATTCATTCCCCTTAAAGATTGGTCATAGATTTCGTAATAAATTGGGTCATATCCGTTTGGAGTGGATACCACAATTACTTTACCCCCTGTAGATAGGGATGCCATACACGCTGCCCAAAAATCTCCGTCAGCCTCAATATATGCTGCCTCGTCAAATATCAGAATGGTTGGGGTATAACCCCTTAAGGCATCTCGTGATGTTGCAACGGCTTTTACCTCACAACCATTTGTTAATTTAAAATGTCTTTGCGCGTTTTTTTCTTGTGAAAAACCAGCACCAACCCATGAAGGCCATTGTTCGGTAAATCCTCTAACTTTATTGGCCATCTCCACCGCAGTATCTAATTTGTTTGCAATGATTAGAACTTTTTCTGGCTTTTCTTTTCTAGCAAAGGCTAATCGTTTTGATACCCAAGCAGCGGTAACTGTTGAAACCCCTGCCTGTCTGTACTTTAAGGCAACGTTTTCATTGTAGTTATCGTAATCTTCTATTAAGGAAATTTGGTCGGGAAATAAGTCTAAGGGAACGTATTTGGATACGGTGTTATCGTAGGTCTGTAAATAAGTACGAAGTGCGTAAGGAGTGTTCCTCATGCACTTCGTAACTTCTATAATTAATTGTTCTTTGTTCACAAATTTTGGTTATTTGGGTCTCGATATCCCCAAACCACCTAATAAGTCATCAAGATTGTCGGGTCTATTTATCCCCAAACTATCTAAGTAATCATCCATATCTGTAAGATAATCCTTATCATCGTCCTTTTCTTCAGGGGCATAATCAACATCCTCATCATCGTCGTCGTAAGAACTAAATCCACCACTAGGATTTAAATTACTATCGTCAGATTCACCATCTTCTCTAAAGTTGTCAAAGTCAGATTTCATCTTCTTAGCTTCTTTTATTATTTCTTTAAATTTTGAAGTCGCCATTTTAATTTTTGATTCATCCTCAGATATTGCATATCCAATAATTTTTAAAAATTCTTCCGCAGGTATTTGATATAGTAATATATGGAACCAAGGAATTAAACCTTTATTTGAATCATCAACCAATTCATCAGGTAATGCATATCTAATTTTTTCTACGATTTCAGGCCCTATTCTAAGTTGCATCGGTTCGTTAGATAATATATCAACCTGACCTTGAACTTTTTTACGTAGTTCCATATCTTTAGGTAATCCATATCTACCCTTACCCTCTTCAATTCCTTTGATGATTTCGTGACATAAGATTGGGAAAATCATACCTTCAGCTACAATTTTTGTATCTGGCTTATCTTCGTCTTCACCACCTTCTTCTTCATCATCATCGTTGTCTTGTAATTTCACCTTACCCGCAACACCTTGACCTGTTTGACTCATCATTTCAATCATTTGTTCCATTGTAAAATAAAGGAAATCATTAATTGCCATAATACCTAAATAATCTCTATAAAGAGATGGATTTATTTCGTCTAATCTAGCCTTAATGTCAGGTTTTTGAAAAACATAATGACCTCTTTTAGCTGCTCCTTGAACGATTGCATTAATGATGTTTCTTTTATGTTTTTCTAACTCAAGAATTTCTTCGTCAGTTAAATCTTCAACATCAAATGATGGAATTTCAGGAGATTCGTCCTCTTCCTCTTCTTCCTTATCTTTTTCAGGTTTCATTCTAAAATCACCTGTATTAATTGGTTGTCTGTTAAGTAATGCCTCAATTTTAAACCAATCTGCAGGTACTTCGGTTTCTTCTAAAGACGCTTGTATTGCCAATTGCTCTAATTCTTCCCTGTGTTGAGCCTCTATTCTCATAATAGACGGTAACTTTCTCATCATCTCTTGGTAAACAATACCTTGAGTTTGTTTAGAACTTAGGTTTTCAATTCCAGTTACTTCACTTAACTTTTCCGCAACTTTTTGAAATCTATTACTTATCAACCTTTGAACGTCTTCAGTACCTTTTCTCATGGCAGGATTTTGAGCGTATAAATTTTCAGGACTTGCTAATTTTCTTTCCAAATTTGGGTCCATTCTTTCGGGTCTATTCCCGTAATCTAATTGTTCTTTAATCTTCTTTGCCATTTTAATTTTGTAATAAGTTTAATATAACGTCCATAATTTTATCTTTAGCCTCTTCTGCAGAAGGTTTTTTAGCCTTTGGTGCAGGATTCTCACCAGGGTTTGGATTTTTTCCAGGGTGTGCGGGTCTTTGTGGTTTTGTACCAGGTTTTGTTGTTGGTTTTGTTTTTGGTTTTGATGGTGCAACTGAAGGATTGTTTTCGTCAACTTCTTTCTTCGCTTTAGGTGCAGGATTTTCACCAGGGTTTGGATTCTTTCCAGGGTGCGCAGGTCTTTGTGGTTTTGTATTAGGTTTTGTTGTTGGTTTTGTTTTTGGTTTTGCCGGTGCCGTTTCAGTGTTGGAAGTCTTATCAAATGATTGTAAATGTTTTGTTGCAAAATTTTCACTTTCTGACAGATGTTTAATTAAATCACCCTTAGTGATTCTTGGTGGTAAGTTTTTTTCTACAATTCTCATGATTTGATTTTCAATAAACAAAGATACAGGATTTTTTCCTTCTTTCAATTGTTTTTTTACTTCTCTTACACATCTTTCCCATTTCCTTGATTTTTTAGGCCCTACTTGAGAATGACAAATCGCCCATGGGTTTGGACCATCTTCCTTTTTCTTAGATTCACCCATTTCTTTTCTATTGTTATCACTATCATCATCCATTCCATCAGGTGCCATATCATCCGACATGTGTGGAGTTTCTTGACCTGTGGCACTTTGCATCGCATCGGCACCAAGAGCATCATTATTTTCTAAATCGTCTTGTTCCGCGGTTACCATAACTTCTTTAGTGTTTGGGTCTTGTGAGATATTCACATCACCAATTTTACCACCTTTA